ACCAGGCAACCAGAATGAAAAGGGGTTCCTTGCATTTGGAAACTCACTTCAACATCACCTCGCCAAAGGTACATTTGTTTGAAGGGGGTCAAAGCGGGCCCTCGGATAACATCCTGTGGGATTGCCCAACTCCGAACATTGGTGAACTGGGGGTCCGGACCAACAGATATGTCCTCAACATACTGCAGTCTTTCTGCCAAGCCAAGCAAGTCGAATTGGCGCTCTGGCACCGAACTGTCAATGGAATGGGCAGAACCCATGACCGTAGCCTCAACGCGTTCCGTGTCATTGATCTGAATGCCGCCTGTGCCAGACTCTGTGACGTAGTCGGACAACGTATCCAATTTACGGCTCGTCGCCTTCTGCAGATAATTCCACTCCAGGACAGCATAAGGTGGCAACATTGGCTTTAAACCCTTCTCCTTGGCAACACGGGCAAGATCTGAAACCAGTTCCTCATACTGGTCCTGATCCCACCCATAGAGCCGAGAGCATGCATCCTGGGCACAGACATTGGATGCAACCTCAATGTCAAGTGTGTTGGTGACATACTTGAGTGTCCGCGCCACAGAAGACTCCAAGGGCTTATTAACCCAATGAGAACCTAGCGGGGTCTCCTTAAGAACCGATGTGCCTGAAAGAAACACACAATTCTCAAGCAAATCCAGTTGCACCTTAGGTTGGTCCTTCCGCCCAGGGGTGATCTGAATGCCCAATGTCGCACAAAATGAAACAAACTGGGAACCATCAAAGGTGGCCTCAGCCTCCGGAGAAACCGAAACAATGAGGTCATCTCCAAAAGCTTGGACTCGGATGTGCTTCAGGAAACCCTTGATCCCTTTGAATCCAGGTTCCTTAACTTCGGACAGCCAAGACATCACCAAAAGTAGCCAAAGCCACATATTATTCAAGGCGGTTGTGAGGTAAAACCCAGTTGCATTCCCATTGGTCTTCTGGAGGAGTAATTGTTGGAAGGCAAGGGGACAATGTATGACATTCTTCAGGAGGATATTCCGCGCACGTTGGAATTCACGATCAGTCTCACCATTGTCCGTATACCACTGGTTGATGACTTTGGCAAGGCCCTCTGCACCAACTGGATGTAAGGTAGAGTCACAACTGCGAACATCTGAGTCGAAGCCCCGGGTAGCGCCAGTCGAGCGAAGGTGAACATGCATCTCGTGCCAATGGCTGCTGTACACGTCCATCCCAACTGCAGAAAAGGATTCACCCTGTGATTCGATCATTGCTGCGATGAATGCGCCAAAGAACATACGGGAAGCCAAGGTCATGGTCAAGCTCTCAGCCAAAACTGGCCTCGGAAGCTCGACCTTTTCCGGCACTCGCGTTTCGTCCTTGGGGAATACATATGCAGTTTGCATGACCCATTTCCCCTGCAACAAGTCACAGATTGCATTCTGAACATCAATTTTGTCCACTTCACTCACAAAATCATAGATTGGGTCTCCAATCCCTTCGTTGATATCGTAAAAGAAATCGCGTTTCTTGAAGCCAGGATTTCGGTGCTTTAGAGGGAAGCCAAGTCCACCAGTCATGTTCAAACGCCCGATTCGACCGACGCCATTAATGGTTTCAGTCAATGTCAGGAGTCGCCCACCAATAACCGGATCTGGCTCCCAATTCCTGAGTTCCATAGTTAAACAACCAAGTGCTATCTTGAAAAGGACAGGAGGGGGGGGAAGCTTCTGAGATGAAATCTTGAGGAGTCCTTCTTTCAACCCAATGTAGGACTCGGACAATCGAACTGGATCTTTGTCACAAGTGCGGGCCATGGCACAACCAGCGTACAGACCCAGCGTCTTGTGGCTGCGCTTTTGCCACGTCGTGCGACTCTCCTTGTGAACACCAATCACCCGAAGGTATTTGGAAAAATCCTCAAGCCGAACAGGTTCTGTCTCTGGCAACTCGATGTCATAATTGAAGTCCCCGAGCATTTGCCGCTTGATGCCATCCAAGAATCCGGCAGTTGCCGAAATCGCATAACTGTTCGTCTTGTCCTTTGTCCCAAGAATATGGAGGCCATAACAGAATGGCTGACCACCAACACTATCAGTGGCCAACACACCGAAACAGTCCCCTGCTTGCGAACCAGAGTACCTGAACATTGCCGCACACTCGACCAAGTCGTGATTCTTCGTAGCATACCACCGCATTGGGTCAAAGAGGCGACGTGCTGAGGAGATCTGACGAATGGAATCCGACAAAATCAAATGAGCATTGGACAAAATCTGGGACGCTGGGCCAGTAGGGTCCGCAACAAAATACTTCGAAATCGTCGGTAATGGAGAGAAGGTGATTGGGGCCCTGAAGGCACATAGGTCCATCGACACCATCTTTCCGTCCACGTTGGTGCCCCACTCAATGAATGTGGCCGGGTCGAAAGTGACAGTGTGTTGCTCTGAGCCATGAGACAAGGTGAAAACCGCCCCCTTACATGGTCTCCTAGAATGGTCATCATAGAAGATATGCTTAGGGGTAATGAAAACATCGGCTCCAATGCAAAGTGCCTGGCAATGGCGCCCGTCAACCTCCAAAAAGTAAACGTTGCGCTGAAGCTTGGCTCTAAGATTCTCGGATTGCAAGGTGCCAGCCTGGGGGCGAAGATTGAGCATTTCCATGTGCGCTTTCATTCGCCTGGAGGGCTCCTTCTTAGCCCTCTTCCCACGGCTATTACCTGTCGCACCGTATGTGTCCGGGTTCCAGCTCTCAGCAGTTTCATCTGGATCATGACCCTCCTGGAAGCGCCGCGCCCCCGCATAGATGGCTGTTCCCAGCACGCCAATTGTGCATAACAAGCCAACCGCTTTCAGAATGTCATGGGTAGAAAATCCACCATCTGGACGAATCCACACCCTGGCACGCGCAAACGCCTCCCCGATGGATTGAGCCGCACCCGCATACCAGGGTGGAGGGTTCTGCGCAGCGGCCTGATGCTCGTCAATCCGCTTTGAAATCAAATCGAGAGTGGCCTGCTCACCAGCAGCTAGTATCTCCTCGATTGTTCCACGTTTGCTCCCAAGACAACTCAAATCTCCATCAGTGACATCCTCAACTTCACCGATTTGGGCCAAAACTTCATCCCGTGTCATTAACACAGCGGGTTGAAGCTTAGCTTTCCTAAAGCGTGTCAACTTCTTCCGGGGTAACTCAGCGTCGCCGATGACCAGGGCCCTGACCTCAGGAATTGTCAACGGAGTCGGCAATTCGTCGGTTGAAGAGCTGGAGCCATCCTGCTTGTCAACAGAAGGAGGGGGAATCAGTGGCGGGAAGTCCTCCTGGGAAGAGGTTTTAGAAGGGACCGAAGCGAGTGGTGGTCCATTCTGCCATGCATTGCCCTGAGTTGGCGCAGGTGCGGGTGGACTTAGTGGGGCAGATTGAACCGGTAACGCCTCCTGAGTGGTAACTTTGGCCTTAGCACGACCCCGGCCCCGCTGGCCCCGATGCGTCCTACCACTATTGAGGGCAGCATATCTGTTGCCACTACCACTCTGGACGACAAGATTTATTGGAACCTCTTCTGCCAATTGCTCAGCCGGAATCAGTTGGCGGTGGAGCGCGTACATGTCGTCACGGGTTGAGTTCCTGTGGAGCCACGCCTGGTGGTTATTGTAAATACTGCCCCGTACAGCATTTGCCAGTTGGTGGAAGGACACCTCCGAATGTGTGCGCCCACCTTTGGGATCACGCATGTAGAGGTCAAACCGCAAATGGCTAAAACTCAGAACGTGATCCCTCGGTTCCTCAAACGCGCTGGGATTGCAACTTCCGTCCTTATTAGCCCATTTTTCCCTGACAGTGACATGAACGTAGAAAGGAAAACGATTCCGGAACGCGTCCTTGTTGCTGACATTCTTCAGGATAGCGGAGGAGTACAATGGTTGATTACTCGTGACACAAACAACAGCTGAAGTGAAACAGGTTCCCTTCTCCGGTAGGGAAGCCATATTCAATTGGCACTCAGTGCCTGTAACCAGTCGCTGCATCTCTGCTGCGGTTGCCTGCTCCTCAGGACTGTCGGAGGTAAATATGTCATCAATCGTGACCCAATCTTGACCAATGTAACGATTCCAATAAGCTTCTGTGGCACTTCGAGAATAATGCTCACTGTACGCGCGACCAGGGAAGGCCAAATCGCAAAGGGCATTTGTCATGAAAGTCTTACCAATTTGAGAGGCTCCATACAAGTACAAACCCACAGGGACAGGTCGGGTTGTGCCAGCTTTAGTGAAGACAACGGCTTGGGATTGCCATTCTCCTAGCTCCTTCCGGACAGTATTCAGCGTGGAACGCGTGGCTGCATTAGTTATCGCCTTTGCAAAGTGAGACATACTTGCAGTGAGGAAACTGTATGCGCGCATCGCGTCTTTGGCTGTCTGACGGTCCTGAATAACGCCAGCGTTTGCCGCAATCCGGTGATGGACTTCCAAGGCACACATAACATTCTTCTGGGATTCCTGTCCCAACATTCGGAAGTCATCATTGGAGGGTTTATTCCAGATCTGGAGGGCCGCAGGGAACAGTTCGCCAAATTGTTTGATACCGGAACCCAGAGAGGTGAAACCAGATGCCATCTTGGGCAACTTGGCTACAACTCCCAGGACATCCGTGAACGAACCTGAAAACCAAGGGTCCTGTGCGGCAGCTACAGCAGTGGCCAAGACAGCAACAAGGCTACCAACAGAGCCTGATTCGAGGACGACATTGTCATCGACCAGTGGGGCCTCGTCGGATTCGGCACCCTCCAGGGCGTCCTCACGCTCGTCAGAATTGTCACTGGCCCAGCATTGCCTCTCATCCTCAGCAGTGGCACGCCCGTGTTCGTTGATGTTCCATGTTCCGACACTGTCAAAGTAAAGGTTCTCAGGCCCAAACGTGGCAATGTCGGGGTGCTGGAAACAATAGGCAAGAGCATCCAACTGTTCCACTGGTCGTACCATATTCCCCTGGTAAACCATCATGACTGCCCAGTCGGGGCAGCCAAGAGGAAGAGTTATTCCATTGTCTTTCCAATGCTTCCGGGCAAGCAAAACACGTACCGGGGACGGAGTAATGTCCCTGGGTGGGTCAGCCAATTTGGGAGGCTGTCCTGAGAGTGGTTCTTTCCTCGTTATCCATAGTCGGAAGGAATCACTCAACAAGAGCCTCGCCAGATTGTTGACAAACAGAAGACCTGCGCCAACAAGGGTGATCTTGACAATAATGTGCAAATTGGAGAGCCAGTCAGCAAAAGTGGTGAACAATTGGGCTGCACGAGTACTTGATCGGCGCGCCAGGTCCACAACCTTTGGCAACCACGTCACAGCAGAGACCATAATGATCAAAGATGTAACGAGTGCGGGTACGGGATATGGTAGGACAGTTTTGACTGCATTTCCTATCGAACTACCTATCCCGTTAAGGGAGTTCAATTTCTCTGACATTTGATCCACCAACTTCCGTGCATGGGAATTGGTGGCATCGATATCGTCACATGTGTCAGAAACGCGCTCGCGAGTGTGGGCAGCGGTAGCTTGAAGGTCGTCCATAGCAGCAGGAACTGAATCAACAGCTTTCTTAAAGCGACGACAACCAAACATTTCTAGCACAAGATTGGGGTCCACTTCACTATCAGCCAATAAGGTATCAAGGGCGCCAATAAGTTCGTCAACCCCAGCACCGGGTGACAAAACTGGCAAAGCCTGAAGTGGTCCACAAACTACGCATGAACGGAGAAAGTTGCCTGGGTCAGTCTTAAAGAAACAAGTCTTACAAACTGGCCCAGTCTTGACTGTTGCACCGTGTGGGAAAAACCGTCCACAGGCGGTACAAGTCGAGTCCGAAACAGGGACTCCATGGACGCAGCCACAACTATGAATGCAAGCATTAACAGAGAGGGGCGCAGAGCCGGTACTGATCACTCGACCGCTGAACCGGGCGGAGTGAGTGGGTGGTGAAACTGAGATCCACTTCTCGCGCACTCGATTTTCGTGGCGGCGGAATGAAGCGATTCTCATTTTCTCCAGTAGAACCAAACGACGCAACGGACAGACGTCGGGTGGTTCAGGTGGATTGGCAAGGTTTCTAATCTTGCCTTTCCGTTTTCTCTTCTTAGGGGTCCTTAAACCCCCCGCGGAAGAAATGGCGCGGGGGAGGAGAGGTTGTGGGCAGATAGTTTGTGGCTCTGCCGGACCCTTCGCCGTAGCGGACAGGTGTGCAC